AAAAGTGAAGAAACTAACCTCGATCTGTGGCGCAATCAGCGGGCGCAGCTCGCCGCCGAGCGGGCCGACATCGTGAAAAGCTCGCCGTGGGTGACGGCGACGACGGCCATTGCATTGCGCGAGCACGCGGACAATCTCGACAAAAAAATTGCGGACGAAATTAATGGCGGCCGTGGCGGCCGAGCGGCCGGCTGCAAAACCGAGTGCGAGAAATTGCGTGATCAGAAGCTTCGGGTGAGCGAGCAAATCGCGAGCGTCGAGCGTCTGGAGGGCGTAACTGCCAGGCTAGTCGAGCTGGACCGCCGGATTGCAGCTACGCAGCGCACAATCGACGCCAAATTGGCGGCCGTGTCAGACGCTGGGATGCGCAGCTCGGTAGCGGTGAACAGCACTACCGCGCTCGGCGAGCTGTGGACGCTCGTTAGCGGGCGGGAAACGCCCGCCACTATCGTCAATCTCGCGAGCATGGGGACGACATCGCTAGCGTTCCTCATTCTGGCGCCAGCTCTCATGTTCGCCGCCGGTCGCAACCGCCGGCCGGATTACGCATCCCTGCCCCCCATCGAGCCCCGCCCGATGCCGGCCCCCATGCCCCCGAGCGTGCCGCCGCATGCGACCGCGCTCGCGCCTGTCGTCCATCGCACCGACGTGGTCCGCTTGGACGAGGCGCTCCGCCGTTGGGCTCAGACCCCGGAAGCCCGCAGCCTCAATGGTGCAGCGTGACCGAACTGGAGCGAGCCTTGAAGGACCAAGGGCACCCCAACCGGCAACATGCCATCCCGCGTCTGATGGCAGACGAGGCGTTGCGACTTCTGCGGACACAGATGGCCCGAGATGCCGCGAACGCATCGCTAATCGATGAGAAGGGCGTATGAAAACCGTACCCCGCTCCCGCTGGCCCATCATCCAGAAAGCGCACCCCAACGCCACCATGGGGTTCCGTGACGGTGTGGAAGTGATCGCGATCCCGACCTACGACCCCGACACCGACGTTGCCGGGGAACGGCTGTTACAGATCATCGAAGATCGAGACGGCCCGCTTCGCCCCGGCGACATCCTCGCCGATCGCTTCGGCAACACCTTCAAGATTGTCGACCCCGCATCCCTGATCCCGGTTCGCAAGGGGCCGGGGGCAGATTTCGGAGACTGATTCGTGGCCGACAGAACCGTCAGTGACTTCATCACAGAGTATACCGAATCGCTACGCCGCCGCGAGCCCATCGAGGGCAAGACGTGGACTGTGACCCAGGGCGAGTGGGACATGCTCGCAAAGATATTCGGGGGCAAGGAGAAGTTTGCGGCCAACCCGATGTACCTCGGCCGCAAAGTCGTTCGTAAATAACTGTCACACGTGGAACAATGGCTTTCGACGACGTAGACCAGCCCAAGCGCCCCCCCTGGCGCCCGACCAAGTATGACCCCGAGTTCTGCGACCGCGCCGTCGCCTTGGGGTCGGAGGGGAAATCAAAGGTCGAGATCGCTTACGAACTCGGCGTAGACCGCAAAACCCTCGACAATTGGGCTGCGGCGTATGAAGACTTTTTCCACGCGATTACGCGAGCGAAAGAGGCCGAGCAAGTGTGGTGGGAGCGCAAGGGGCGCGACAACCTCGCCACGCAAGGGTTCCAGTCGTCCATGTGGTCGCGCTCGATGGGCGCCCGCTTCCCCGACGACTGGCGTGAGAAGTCCGAAGTGGACATGAACGCCCGAGTGCAGGTCACAGAGATCAAGCGGACCATCGTTGATCCTCGAAATCCAGACGCCTAGAGCGTTTGCCCCGTTCCTCAACCCGAAGCGCTACAAGGCGGCCTATGGCGGGCGCGGCTCAGGCAAGTCGCATTTTTTCGCCGAGGAAATCGTCGATGTTGCCGTGCGCCGAAAGGGATTGCGCGCGGTGTGCGTCCGCGAAGTGCAAAAGTCCCTCAAGGAATCAGCCAAGCGGCTGATTGAGGACAAGATCACACGGCACGGCGTATGGCCCCTGTTCGGCGGCAAACCGAGGAATGACCACATCATTACCCCAGGCGGCGGCGTGATCCTGTTCCAAGGCATGCAGGACCACACGGCCGAGTCGATCAAATCGCTTGAAGGCTTCGACGTGGCATGGGTCGAAGAAGCGCAGACGCTCTCGGAGCTATCGCTGGAGTTCCTTCGCCCGACGATCCGCAAGCCTGGCTCTGAGTTGTGGTTCTCGTGGAACCCCCGGAGCGCGCTCGACGCCGTGGATCAGTTCTTCCGCGGGCTTCGGCCACCAGATAACGCGGTCATTCAGAAGGTCAACTTCGACGCCAACCCGTTCTTTCCGGCCGAACTCGAAACCGAGCGCCGTCACGACAAGCAGGCCAAGCGCGACCGCTACGCACACATCTGGCTCGGCGAATACGAGCCCATGGCGATCGGCGCGATATGGGACCGGCAGACGATCCACGCCAACCGTCGGCGGGAGCAGCCCGAATTGAAGCGCATCGTGGTCGCCGTGGACCCAGCAGTTTCGGCTGAGATCGGCTCGGATGAGCACGGCATCGTGGCCGCCGGCATAGGCGAGGATCAGCGCGGATATGTGCTCGACGATACGTCCATGAAGGGCTCGCCCCGGCAATGGGCCGAGCGCGCAATCGCCACCTTCGACAAGTGGAGCGCGGACGCGATCGTGGTCGAGCGCAACCAGGGCGGCGATATGGTCAAGCACACGCTCAAGAACGTGCGGCCGGACCTGCCGGTGATCGAGGTCGTCGCCACGCGCGGCAAGCACGTGCGGGCCGAGCCGATTGCCGCGCTCTATTCCATGGGCCGGATCAGCCACGTTGGCACCTTCGACAAGCTCGAGGACCAGATGTGCCAGATGACGGCGGGTGGCTACGAGGGCAACGGCTCTCCTGACCGCTGCGACGCGCTGGTGTGGGCGATCACGGAACTCATGCCGAGCATTGTGCGCAAGGATCAGCCGAACTGGACGATTGGCGAAGTGGCTCACCCCGGCGCGGCGACCGGCGAACGGTGGATGATCGGATGAAGAGGGGTTATCGAGTTCTAACGCCCTATGAATTGGACGGCATTTTGAGCCGCTGGGCTCGCATGCGCGGTATCGACATCGGACGCCACCATTATAACGGGCTGGCGCTGTTCGCTGAAGACAGGCCCGGCATGCAGCCCGCGCTTGTGATCGAGCGACGAGGTCCTGATTGGCCGGCATTCCGGATCGAGTTTACTTACGCGGGGCATGGCCGAGGGCGCCTGTACCGCCAGACGGCGATCCAGCAGGCCGAACGACTGTTGACGGCGCTGCAAAGCGTAATGGCGGCTACCTGATGGAGAACTACGCCCAGCCGGGCGAGGCTTCCAAGCCAAAGATGAGCGACGCGGAGCAGGGCAAGTTCCTCGTGGACTGCCGGAAGAAGCTCGATGCCGCCTACCTGTACGAGCGCGAGAACCGGCGCGAAGCATCGTTGGACCTCGCGTTCCTCGCCGGCTACCAGTGGCCCGAGTCGATCCGCAAGGAGCGTCAGGCGCAAGGTCGGCCCATTCTCACTATCAATCGGTTGCCGCAGTTCGTGCGCCAAGTCACGAACGACATTCGGCAGGCCGATCTTTCGATCAAGGTCTCGCCGGTCGACGACCGGTCGGACCCGAAGCTCGCAAAAATATTCAACGGCCTGCTCCGGCAGATTCACTATCAGTCGAGCGCGAAGCACGTCTACGGCGCCGCTGCCGAGCATCAGGTGAGTTGCGGCATCGGCTGGTTCCGGCTCTGCACCGAGTACACCGATGACGAGACGTTCAACCTAGAACTACGGCTGAAGAGCGTCCGCAATCCTCTGAGCGTCTATTGCGACCCGGCGGCGATCGAGCCTGACCGCTCGGATGCGAAGTGGATGTTCATCACAGAGATAATCCCGACCGACGCATTCAAGGAGCAGTACCCCGGCGAAAGCCTGGACGGCATCGACCCGCCGACTGACGGCACCGGCGACCGCCTGACGTGGCTCACGCGAGACGGTGTGCGGATCGCGGAATATTGGGTGCGCAAGCCGGTCAAGAAGATGATCGGGCAGACGCGGGACGGGCAGACGGTCGACCTGTCGAAGATCAAGCGCGAGATGTGGCCGCTGATCGGGATCACGCGCACGCGGCAAGTCGATAGCTATGAGGTGGAGCAGTACATCATCAGCGGCCGATCGGTGCTCTCAGGCCCGCACAAGTGGCCGTCGAAGTGGATTCCGATCATCCCGGTTATCGGCTCGGAAACGCCGCTCGAGACGGCGGTGGTCCGTGCCGGCCTGATCCGCTATGCGCGAGACCCGCAGCAACTCTACAACTACAACCGGACGGCAGCGGCCGAGACGCTTGCGCTGCAGCCCAAGGCGCCGTGGCTCGTGGACGCGAAGTCGATCGCGCCGTTCAAACACATCTGGGATTCTATCAACCGCACCAACTACCCATATCTGCCTTACGACTCGCAAAAGGACGTTCCGGCGCCCAATCGCATTGCCCCGCCGGCCATGGCGCCCGCCTTTGTGAAGGAAGCCGAGCTAGCCGACGGCGACATGAAGGCGACGACGGGCATCTATGACAGTTCGCTCGGCGCCCGCTCGAATGAAACTTCCGGCATCGCCATTCGCAACCGCGAGCATCAGGGCGACACGGCGAACTATCACTTCTCCGACAACCTCGAACGCTCGATGTGGCACGCCGGGCGCATCCTGATCGAGATGATTCCGCAGATCTACGACACCGAGCGCGTCGTGCGGATCATGGGCGAGGACGACAGCGAGGAACACCACCGGATAAATCATTCCGTGATGGGACCGGATGGAGTTCCGATCACGATCAACGATCTATCGGCCGGACGCTTCGACGTGCGCGCAACGATCGGCGCCAGCTACGCGACCAAGCGCATGGAAGCGGCCGACATGATGGTTCAGTACCTCAAGGCGGATCCGCAAGCGCTGCCGATGGTGCGCGATCTGCTGATCAAGAACATGGATTGGCCCGGCGCCGACGAAATGGCGAAGCGGTTCAAGCAGGCGATGCCGCCGCAACTCCTGCACGACCCGGAAGACCCGAACTCGCCACCGCCACCTCCCCCGCCAAATCCGTTGGAAGACCCGGTTTTGCGCTCGGAAATCGTGCTCCGGGACGCCCAAGCCGCGAAAGCCTATGCGGATGCTCAGAAGACGCGCCAGGAAGCGGCTGGAATGGTGATGCCCGAGCCGGTGCTGCCGCCGCCCGAGGGCGTGCTGATGCCGTCACCGCAGCCGCAAGGCCCGCCGGGCATGCCGCCTGGAGCGATGCCACCGCATCCCGAGCCCGACGCCGATCAGATGGGCGGGCCGGGCGATTTCGACGCCGACAACATGCCGCCGATGGCCCCGCCCGGCGAGCCGATGGCTATCCCCGCGGGATGAAATCCTTGGGGCGCCTGATTCGAACGGTAGGAATGGTTGGCAAAGATATCGCCGCCTCGAAGATCGACTGTTGTGCGCGCAGCGTCGCTGCGAACCTTCGGTCGCTGTCGGCCAATTCGCGAACCACAACGCGCAATTCGTCCGCTGTCATATCGTCGATCGACTTTCCAAACCACGTGATGGTGTCAGGCATCGTCGCCCCATTTTCCGAAGCAGTAGCCCACGAGTTTAGCACGACCTCGCGGTTCGCCGCGCCCTAAAAAGGTAGCCACTCACATGACTGACACTGCCACGGCGACCCCGGTCGCTGCACCCGTTCCCGTACCTGTAACGCCTGCGAATATCCTCGACCCGGCCACCGTGCCGGCGCCGAAAGCACTGAACGTTCCCGAGTCGAATACCCCGGCCCCGCCTCCGGCCGAAGCGGCAAAAGAGCCGCCCAAGGATGGCGAAACAGACCCCGGCGATCAGGATGCCGCTCAAGACGAAAAGCCTGAGACCGCGAAGAGGAAATCCGCTCGAGCTCGCATTGATGAGCTGACTGCCCAGAAGTACCAGGCGCAGCGCGAGCGGGATGATGCGATAGCGAGGTTCAATCAGCTCCGCGAACGTCTTCAACCCCGCGAGATCGACCCCAACGACTACGGCGCGCAAGAGGCCGAACGGCTTCGCCGCGTGATCGGCGTCGAGAGGGCCGAGGAAACCGCAGATCGAGCCCGGCAGGCCGAACAACGCATTGCCGAGACGCGAGCCGCGGTGTTCGAAGCCAAGGTTGACGAGGCCCGCGAGCGCATCCCCGACATTGATCAAGCGTTGCGGGATTTCGCCAACCTACCGCTGTCGTCGGAAGCTGCCGAAGTGCTCGCAGAAAGCACGAAAGCCGCAGAACTCGCCTACTTCCTGGCCAAGAACCCGGAGCAGGCGCATCGCCTCGCGCGAATGCCGGCCGCGAAACAGGGCGCCGAGCTTGCTCGCATCGAGCAACGCATTGGTTCCGTCCAGCCGCGCCGGACCAGCGCCGCACCCCCGCCCGTCCCCATGATTGGAGCGTCGTCCGCCCCTGCAGCCCCGACGCTGCAGAGCGCGAGCGTCGCCGAGATCGCGGGAATGTTGGGGTACGGCAAGAGCTAAGCCCATCCCGAAAGCTGAGAGATCATGAGCAACACGACACTTACCGCAGATGTGGTCGCCAGGACCGCACTGGCGATCCTCGAAAACGAACTTGGCGTACTGAAGACGGTCCATCGAGCCTACGAAGACGAGTTCTCGAACACCGTCAACGGCTACAAGGTCGGCGATACGATCAGCATCCGTCGCCCGGCCGATTTCACGGTGCGCACCGGCGCCACGCTGTCGGCGCAGGACGTGATCGAGGGCAAGACCACGCTGACGATCGACCAACAGGTCGGCGTCGACTTCCAGTTCACCAGCTCGGACCTGACGTTGAAGATAACGGACCTGTCCGAACGCGTGATGAAGCCTGCGATGAGCAGCATCATCAACTACATGGCGAACGACGTGTTCTCGACCATGTACAAGCGGCTCTATCATTGGGTAGGCACGCCGGGCCAGACCATAAACAGTTTCGCCGACTTTGCGCTTGGTCCGCAGCGCATGGATACCATGGCCATGCCGATGGATGGCCGCAACGCCGCTCTGTCGCCGGCCGATCACTGGGGTCTGCTCGGGTCTCAAACCGCGCTCTACATCCAGGACGCGGCCAAGGGCGCCTACCGTGAAGGCTCGCTCGGCAAGATCGGCGGCGTCGAGACCCGCATGAGCCAGGTCGTACCTACGCACACGGTCGGCCCGCTCGGCGGCACGCCGCTGGTCAACGGTGGTGCGCAGAACGTCACGTACGACACGGCGAAGAACTCCTGGACGCAATCGCTGATCACCGACGGCTGGACGGCTGCGGCTGCCTCCCGCGTCAAGGAAGGCGATGTGTTCACGATCTACGCGGCTGGCTCGTCGGGCGCGAAGGTGAAATTCGTCAACCCGAAAACGAAGGCGGTGACGGATCAGGATGCGCAGTTCGTCATCACCGCGGACGGCTCGTCTGACGGCTCGGGCAACCTGACGCTGACGATCTCGCCGCCGATCATCACCAGCGGCCCGCACCAGACCGTCAACGTGGCCCCTGCCGACAACGCCGGCATCGTCATCAACGGCACGGCCTCGACCGGCTACCCGCAAAACCTGATGTACCACAAGAACGCGATGGCGTTGGCCGTGGTGCCGATGGAGATGCCGGCGGCGGCCTACGGCGGACACCGCGAGAGCTACAAGGGCCTGTCGGTTCGCGTGATCCCGATCTACGACGG